TATGCCTGCCTGAAACTGTGTAGGAACGTCGGTGTCAGTTGCTACGCCCTCTTCGAAACGAAGTGGTCCACGAAGACCTGGGGTAGCTGGAGACATCTTACGCTCATACATGTTTCCGGTTTTCTCCGGAAACTGTGGTGTTGGAGCAATTGCCATTATTTTTTTCTCCTTACGGATAAAGGATCCTTAGTATGAGTTTGGTCCTAATACCTTGAATTATCAGCCTAAACATAAATTTTCTTATCAAAAGAAGGGTGACGAGCTGACCTCTACGGTCGGCATAACCATCTCTTGGGTAAGAGAACAAGCCAAAGCCAATGAATCCACAAAATCATCGTGAGCGTGCGCCTCGTCAGGAGCCGCCACCAAGAAATTAGGACCCTTATATTGTACTTCTGCATCGGTCATTTGTTGGTAGAAACGCTTCCAAATACGCAATCTCCGGGTTTTGGCATGGGACGGCCAAGAAATCATTTGGCGTTGAATTAAAGCCTGTAAGTGTTTCCAGCGTTTGGACTGTTCTCCTGGGGTAGAAAGAGAAGATATTACCTCCGCCCTAGGTAGTAAAAGCTTTAGTCTTTGAGCTACAGCGTCTCCAACTCCATTAGAGTCCACGGCTACGGCTAAAACATCGTAGTTCCCAAGGAAGTTAACTATCTGAAAGTACTGGTCTTCCCAATCATCGCCTTGTAGTTCCATCCAGTTTAGAACTCTATGGTCGTAGTATCCGAATTCGTCCGGCCTATCCCAGTCAACCCAGACTACAGTAACGACTGTTGAGTCCATTTTACGAGCGGGATCTATACCCACGACGACTGGAGATCTATGCCATGTCTTAACTAGTTCCTGGGAAGTATCCCCAAGATCGTCCATAACGGATGAGGTTACGAACATTCCTCGTTCTAACAACCACTTACAGTTATATGAAAGCTGAAATTCGTCCGAATCCTCGCCGATACGAAGCATCTCTTTTCGTATGAACTTTTCATAGTTAGCGTTAAATTTAGACACATCTTTCCAGTCCCATTGGAAATGGTTCTGTCTTGCGTTGCGCCCCGAGTTCTGGCGGCGCTTGTTTAGCTGTATAGACCTGTAAAAGTTATTCTTGTGAGTTGTAGGGGTCCCAGTCTTAACCATAGTTGCGTTGTAGTACGCACCCATAGGAGCAATTGATTTAGAGACTATGAAGTCATCAGCTTCCTGACACTCATCTATAACTATCAAATGGAAGGACTTAGACTCAATTTTTGCTCTTGGGTTTGCGGTCATCATCATTAGCTGAGAGCCAGAGTTTTTGAGTTTAATGTTTCTGGTTACGCCTGGAGTTTTAGAAGGAATATCATCAATCTCAGGGTCGCCAAGAACTTCCATAGCTCTCTCGCTAGTTAGTCTAGATACAGTTCTAGAGAACAAAGTTTCTACCTGAGCTTGAATTGGGGCAAACATGCCTACCCAGATTCCATCATGGAATTTGCCTAGTAGCTCTGGGTACATCTTAGCTAGTCTAGGTAAGAGCACCATAAGAGTGGCTACAGTATTAGCTACAGTTTCCGACTTACCAGACTGACGAGAAGCAAGAGCGGTGATCTCTTCTCCGTCATTTATGATTACACTTTCAATGATTCTTTTGGCTAAAGGCTTTTGATATGGGTGGAGTTCGTGACCTGTTAACAGGGTCATAAACTGCATGACTTTATCAATTAACGCAAGAACAAACTCTTTAGATAGCTCGTCAAGTTCTTCTTCTTCGTGAAGGTCTTCAAAATCTTCATCTTCTTCTTCAACTTGTTCTTCTTGTCCATCGAACTCATCATCCTCAAAATCTTCGAAGTCTTCCTCATCATCCGCGTCATAATCCTGAAAATCAAAGTCTTCTTTCATTTAGATCTCTCGCTAAGGGTATTTACTACCGCCAACAGCGCCTCAGCGCCTAATTTAGCCTCTTTTAGATAAAACGGATCTTTGCTGGACTGCCAAGAAGAAAGGTTACGACTAACTGAATAAAGAGTAGTTTCAGACCAACCTACAAGTTCTGAAGTAGGCATCGTCTCAACACGCTTTTCTATCTTAGACTTTTCTTTTTCTGCCTTGCTTTTTTTAAACATCGTCCATCTCCATCGACCGTATTTTATCCCAGTTAACTTCGCTCTTTTTTAATCCCCTCCCTTTTATTGCATAGGTTAGGGCCTGGCTTTCAGTATATCCTGTTTTTTTCCATACTCCTACAACTATAGCTTTACGACTGAAGGGTACACGAAAAGCTATGCCTTTTCCTCTGCGGAAAGGGCTATCAAGCTCCTGTGTATCCGCTCTTTCAGCTAGACCTCTAGGCTTATACGGGTATGTAAGGGGATGCCAATATAGGTTTCCTACGTCTTTGGTTTGCATTACGTAGTTTTCCTAGGAGAAGTAGCTTTTTGAATCTGTGCGCCTCTAGCAATTACATACGCTTCAGATCTCATATCAGCAGGCAAATCAGACAAAGATGCTGGTCCTCTTGGCTTTACATCAAGATAATCTCGTATGTATTGCCATTTGCTGTCTCGATCTCTAAATGCTATCCATTCTTCTAATTCCACATCATAGTAGTTGTAAAGAGTTGAGTCTCTAAACATAACTGTTAAGACGCCACGTTCTGGGTTGTACGCAGCTGCAACAGTTCGTGGACGATCTGGATTACTGGTTTTTGTAGGAACTTCGTATAAATCTGGGGAGGTGTATCCAGCTGGAGCATAAGCTCGATCATCTGTTGGATATATGGCACGTAGAGGATCTGTTCGGATCTCTGCGTTCGCTCCACGGATGTCTATATTCTTTTCAATGAATTCTTCGCCAAATTGCTCCAAAGGCTCCATAAGGGACTTTCTGCCCTTTTGGAAAGACCATCTTAGATCTTGAGGGAGTAATGAGGAAGCAACCTGCTCATCAGTTATGCGGTTTCTACGCATAGCCGCATTAGCTCTGCGACCAGCTTGAATTGAAGGGGATGTCTTTTTTCGTCTTGGTGGCACGTTATGCCTCGCAAATATGGATCTCTATTTGGGTTTCAGCAACTAGCATTTCGCATAGGTTGCACCTAAACCACTTAGTTTCTTGGTAATTGTTTTGAGCAGTTCCTTCTACAGGCAACTCTTCTCCACCATTGTCTGATTGACGATCATAGTCATAGACGATACGTGGTTCAGCCAATATTTCTGGGGGAAATGGTCCCCTTGGCCTAGTGACTGTAGGCGGTACGTAATGTACCTGCTTAGTTACTATCTTCTCGATCTTCATCGCTCACCGTTTCTAGAACAACTACTTCTTCCTCTTTTACTTCTTCCTTCTTGGCTTTTGTAGTTTTCTTTTCTTTTTCTGGGAGCGGAGCTGGTTCCTCTACAACTGGGGCAGGAGTTTCAGCAACAGGTAGTACTTCAGGCTCAATGGATATATTGGCATTGAGTAGAGCTTGCTTTTCTTTTTCCATGAAATTCCTTTCAAAGGACATAGTCTACACGTAATTTGTCCGATTTATCCTTTTATAGGTTGTGGGTTGCATCAGTACTGTAATTACTGCTACGGTAGACCACGTGGCCGGAGAAATCCGGCCATAAGCACCTCCGTAACAAAAGGGTTGCATACCGAATTCGGCAGAAAGAGGCCGAATTGCTTAGTGTGGGTGACAGGCACACGAAGTCAGGAATGGCCCTCTAGCCTAGGAGAAAGAGTGCTAAAGGATGAAGCAAAACGCTATATAGCAACTTGGTCGGCCGCCCTGCTTATCGCAGGCATACCTGCGGCTTTAGCAAGTCAAACAGACGGCGCTACAGTGACAGTAGCTGTCGAAGTAGAAGAAGTGGACCCCCTAGATAAGTACCGTAAAGCAAAAGAGCTTTCTGATACTGAGCTAGTTGAGTTATTGTCTTTAGTAGGTTTTGAGGGCAGAAGCCTAAAAATAGCTTGGGCAGTAGCTAAAAAGGAGTCTAACGGAAGACCAAAAGCTCACAATGACAACATATCTACAGGAGACGATTCCTACGGAGTATTCCAGATAAACATGATCGGATCTCTTGGCGAAGATCGTAGAGAGAAGTTCGGCATAGAAACTAACAAGGAGCTGTTCGATCCAGTAAAGAACGCTAAAGCGGCCTTTTATATGACCGCTAAGGGAACAAACTGGGGATCTTGGGGCTACGGCCCAGATGCTTATGACGGAACTTCGTCAGAGCCCAAGATAGAACAATGGTTAGAAAACTACCCTAAGCAATAAAAATAAGGGGCCGGGTAACCGGCCCCTTATCTTTAGATAGGGATCACATCCTTTTATTTGGGACGACCACAACAAGAGCATGTCTCTGCAGCTGAGGCTTCAGGAGACGGAGATGATTTAGCAGCCCCTTTAAACTTTGGGCGACCAAATCCAACGATGGAGACTTGCACATTCTTTTTATTTTTTCTATATGCACGTAGTTTTTTGCAGACCTCTCCTCCATTACGCTGGCTACCTTTGGAATCTCCAGAGGTATTTCCCTCTATGCACCATACGGTGCCGTCTTCGTTGTCTTTGATGACAATTCCGACATGGGAAATTCGATCTACCCCATCCGATGGAAAATCAAAATAAGCTATATCGCCTGGCTCTGGATCAGCCATATCTCCGTCAATCCAAGCGTTTTTCTTCTTAAACGCTGCTGCACCATTTGGGGTGTAGACAGTATTAGGGACCTTTACTCCCGCTTCATTAGCGCACCAATTTACAAAGCTTCCGCACCATGGCTGAAAGTTAGCTTTTGTATAAGCGCCGTACTTTGTTTCGTTGTCTTTAGGGCCTTCTACAGTGCCGAGCTCAGCTTTTGCAACTTCAATAAGACGAGCTGCTGTTCCTTGTTCCGCCATTAGTCGTTATCCCAATCTTCATCTATTGGTTGTGGTTCTGGCATAGCACCATCTGGCTTAGCTAATCTACGAGCTTTAGCTTCATCGATCTCTGCTTCAAGCTTCTTGTCAGCTTGAGTATTTTTGGCATCCATCTCTTTATTTGCAAGTTGTGCTGCCATAACATCTTTAGCGCCTGATTGGCCAATGAGAAGTCCTGCAAGAGTTCCGGTGATGAATGTTGCTACGCTACCAAGAACGTTAAAAAACATCTTGTCGTTTTCAGACTGAGCCCCAATAGGCTGAGTAACGAATAAAAGGCCATAAAGAATACCTATGGCTGTAAAAAATAAAATAGAACCTAGAGTGATACCTAGAATGAACTTTAGGCGAGCATCTAGTTCTTGGGGCGTAAGTCTTTCTTTAGCCATTTTGTGTTCCTTCTTGTTCTTGTTATGGTTTTACTAAGTCTTCTGGACAAGAACCATTTGACGTGCAAATAGGTGGCTTGCATTCCGCTGTTTCCCAGTTTGCGGGATCTTGACATGGATACCTAAAGTGTCCGTCATACCCACAACCTGTCAGGAATACTAAAGATATTCCTGCTAGGAATAGTTTACTCTTATTCTTCATCCTTTGGGTTCCTCAGGGGGTAAGTTACTGCCCAAGCAATAAATGTTCCAACAATTGCCCATCCTACAACAGTCTTAGCTGACCCGTCTAGGACAACCCAAGCAATAAACATACCTAGAACAGTCCAAAGCTGCTCTGCCATGTCTTTTAATAGCTTTACCATTTTCCTCGTCTCCTAACGATTTTGTCTCCGCCCTTTGCGGTTCCACCTGAAGGGGCCCCACCACCGGTATTGGTAGTGGTAGCCGCCGCTGCCATAGTTGCCGCATTTACGGCAGCTTGACCAGCGATGACGGCAGCAACGATTATTTTTTCGGATTCTTCACGTTCTTCAGGTGACATATCGGCACCTATGCTTCCTAGAGCCATTAGTACCTGTCCAGGATCTTCAAATAGTGCGCCAAGTAATTCTGTGGGGTTCTCAAGAAGAACCAGAGCCGCAGCTACTTCTGCGGTAATTATGACAGCATTGCCTTCCTCATCAGTTCTAATCTCAACCGGTGTTTGTGGCGGCAAGTCTTCATAGCTGACGCCGGCCTCTACAAGCTGCTCTACAGTTATAGGCTCGTCTTGTTCTAATAACTCTTCTATAGGTGTATTATTAGAGGATGATTCTATGGACTGATTTTCTTGCTCTATCTCTTGTGACGGCTGTTGTGGTTCTGGTTCCTCAACTACGGTCTCTTCCTCCGTCTGCTCCTGCTGTTCTTCGGATTCCGATGAAGGCTCTTCCGTATCTACTGTTTCTTCTGTGGGTGTCTGCGGTTCTTCTGTGGAAGGCTCAGTAGATGAATCAGTCTCAGTTGGTATATTCTCAGTATCATTATCACCATCATCAGGCGTATCAATATCTTCTTCGAGTTCAGGTTCATCTACAGGCTGCTCAGGCTGGGGCTCTTCTGGAGTTTGAGGAGATTCCTGAGTGGCTTCTTCGTTTTCGGAAGGAGCTTCAGGTTGCTCTGGAGACGGTTCCGGAGTTGGTTCTGGCAGAGGTTCGACCGGAGGTTCAACAGGCTGTTCAGGAGTTATTGGAGGATCCTCAGACTCAGGTTCTGATGGAGCGTCTGGCTGAGGCGGAATTACAGGATCCTGGGGTTGCTGAGGCTCGGGAGAGGTTGGCTCAGGCTGAGGCTCAGGTTGAGGTGTTGGAGCCGTGGGCTCAGGAACGGGAGTAGGTTCAGGTGAAGGTTCGGGTGTGGGCTCTGGCTGCGGTTGCGGCTCTGGCTGCGGCTGTGGCTCTGGTTCAGGCTCTGGTGCGGGAGTTGGCTCAGGTTCTGGAGTCGGAGTGGGATTGGGCTGAGAATCAGGAGAAGGAGTAGGTTCAGGTGAAGGAGTTGGTTCTGGCTGTGGGGTTGGCTCAGGCTCTGGGGTGGGCTCAGGAGTTGGTTCTGGCTCAGGCTCCGGTGTTGGCTCTGGCTCAGGTGTCGGCTCTGGTGTCGGCTCTGGTGTTGGTTCTGGCTGGGGCTCTGGCTCGGGCTCTACTGGGGTAGGAGCAAGCTCAACTGCTTCTTCTATTTGCGTAACACCAGCTTCTTCTAAAGTAACAACAGTTCCATCTTGTAATCTAGCGCCAGTGCGCTCGCCGCCATATAGCGGTCCATCTACTGTGTAGGTATAAGCAACAGTCCCGTCAGTTTGAATCTGACCAGTGATAACAATCTGTGTAGTTTCTCCGGCCATCTGTCCAAACGGACGATAGACGCCATCTACTTGGAACCCACCTTCGCTTGTACGAATGATGAAATGAGTGTCTGGCATCTGTTGCGGAAGAACCCACCAGTCACGAGACTCAACAGAGATAGATGGAGTATTTGGATAAGTCCAATAAGTTCCGTCTGCTTGACCAAAGGTAATTACTGAGTTGGTTGTAGCATATACGTTCTCGTATGTAACTCCGTTAAAGACTACAGATGTCTCTAGAGGAATGCGATAAGATGTGTCATCTCCGCCAGGAGTTACTGTTTCAGTTACTACTGGCTCTGGTTCTGTAGGAGGAGTTGTAGATGCTTGACTTTCAGGGCTCGTGGATACCGTGGGCGTGGACTCTGTATTGTTTGTTGACTGGGATGATTCTGGGGAAGTTGTGGACGTCGGCTCCACTAAAGCGTCAGATTGAGTTTCTTCAGTCGTCTGGGATGGAGCGGGTTCTTCTGTTTGAAGATTTGTATCGGAAGGAGCAGGAGAAGGTTCAGTGGCTTCAGGCGAAGGTGAAGGCTCAGGAGTCGGACTTGGATCGGATGAATCAGAAGTTGGTTCAGGGCTCGGGGATGGAGGCTCCGCAGTGGAATATGTCGTACTGGAAGTTTGAGGGTCCGAAGTTGCAGAAGAGGGTTCTGGAGTTGGAACAGGAGTTGGAGTCGCTTCGGTCGAAGACTCTGTGGAAGGACTAGGCGTAGGAGTTGATTCTCCTTCTGCGCGAGCAGGAGCTATCGTTAACAGTACATATATTGTTATAAATCCAAGAACGAAATAAAGTTTTCCGGTTAGTGCTGCGAATAGACGCAGTAATTTCATCTCTTAATTACTTTATCATAGTAAAATACAAATGGCTGGCCTTACGGCCAGCCATTTCGTTATTAAGTTGTTGTTTACGGTGCGGTGTAAGCGTATTTGACAAGTGCTACTGCATCGCCAAGGTTCTTGACAGATGCTGCTGCAGGAGTCTGTGTCTTTACAAGACCGTCGTTTTCTGATGTTGCACCAGCAGCATTATCTGCAGTAGTTACAGCGCCCTTTACAAAGCCAGCTGCAATAAGAGCAGATTCAGCAGCTGCCTCCGTTAGACCAACTACGTTAGGTACTGCTGCCTGATCAGTTGTATCCAAGTATGGAGCTTCTGGTGTGTAGTCTGGATAACCGTTCCAGTTATTTGTAACTACGCTGTGGTTGTTTCCAACAACTGAGCTTAGCCCTGGGCTAAGGTTAACGGTAATAGCTGTCTTTGTTAGAGCTGGGCTCTGCTTTACAGAGTAACCGCTCCAATCTACGTTCTGTGCAGCGTCGGCAGCAACTACTACTGTTGCGTTTCCGTCGCCTGTGCGATCGTCGTCCGGCTGCATAGGGAAATTACCCCATACAAAGTCAACGGCGATGTTTCCGGCAGTGTTATTTGGATAACCGGTGTCTCGTGCCATTAAAGTTCCTATTCTCTAGAGAGTTTAACAATCCCATGCGCGAAGGGATTTGTTAATTCTACTATTTGGGTCTCGGGCAGTCTTGCTAGACGTGTTCTTTTTCTTCATACCCTCCATACGGGCGCAGAAGGACTTACGACGTGCTGCAGACTTCTTTGACTTACTGGCTTCAGCCTTCTTTACAGGAGGCTTTAAATTACCCCCGGTTTCACGGTTATAGGAGGCACGGCCTTTGGCGTTTAACCCACCCTTTGGGTTCTTGCCCTCAGATCTTTGCCAAGCAGCGGATTTAGCCACGTTTCTTAGCCACCTTCTTTGTTAGAGTCGCCTTCTTCTTTGTAGGCTTCTTTTTAGCAGACTTCTTTGCAGCCTTTTTCTTTGCAGGAGCTTTCTTAGCTGTCTTTTTCTTAGCTGCGGCTTTCTTTTTGGCTTTTGACTTAAATTCAATTTCATCAAGTGTTTTAAGAGCGTCTGAGATGAAGAACTCCATCATTTCGTCTTCTTGACGCTTCTTATCATTTATGATGGCCCAAGTACCAATACCTACAGCCATAGCTCCTAAAATTATCCATAGTTCCATGTTACTTACCGTCTTTCTTTCCTGCTCGCCGTTTATTTTCTTTGCCCACATTTTTACTGTGGGATATTGCTCTAAGGTTACCCTTAGAGTCATTGTTCTTGTTGTTATCTTTGTGATCTACGTCTGTATCTTTAGATAACTTCCCATTTTTCTTCTCGTACTTATGACGAGCAGCGTTTTTAGATGTAGTTCTCCATTTACCAGACGAGTCCTTGTAGTGTATGACGACGATCTTACGGCCGCCGTTCTGCTTAGAGCCTTTATACTCCTTGCCTTCACCTACTACTTTTTGTTTAGCCATTTTTTCTGTGCCACACTTTCGTAGCTCTTACACCCTGAGCAACAGTTTTAGCACCAGCTTTTTTAGTTAGGTTAATCTTGTCGTACTTGCCTTTCTTACCGGCATGGTCGACAATAACGTCACCTTTCTTGTTTTTCTTGACTGTATGCTTTTCTCCGTCAGCTTTAAATGTCTTAGCCATTCTTTTTCACCCTTGGATACGGTTCTAGCTTAGCTTTTATAGTTCCATCTTTGCGAAGACGTACGATCCAACCGTCTTTTATCTGTGTTTTGTTAAAACCATGGTGTGGTTTAAACTTTCCGCTACTCAAATGGACCACCATCCTTCGTATTTTGCGTTCGGGTTGGCTTTTTTCCACTCCCTAGCAAGCTGATTTTGAAGAGCCCAGTCTACCTCATGGGTATCTTTGCCACATTTGGGGCATATTTTTGTCCCAAAATTTTTATAAACGTGCTCGCAGTACATTAGCAGCCACACTTTGTCTTAAATTGACCACAAGGACGGCAAGTAAGACGGTCTTTTGACTCTAAAATGCCTTTATCTTCGATGGTGTTCTCGAATTCGTGCACTTTTTTGTAACTTCCAAAGCCTCGCCTGCCCATTCCATGATAAGAATTAGCAGCTACAACTTCTGGATCGTTCCACGGACGCGCTGATTTAGCAGTTCTGTCGTGGATCGCTCCAGAAGTAGTGGCTTTGTTACGTCTTTTTGCCATAAACGTGTCTTAATCTAAGCTAAGACGCTTCTTAGGCTTCTTAACTTCAACAAACTTAGGACGCTTACGAGGTACACGCTCAGAAGTTGTCCCTCCACCTTCAACAGGCTTGGTGCTGATGTACGCACCGCCAGTGCCTAGAGGTGGACGCTCTGTCTTAGGAGCAGCTTCTCCGCCACTCATAGCAGCAGTAAGAGCAGATGTAGCTCTATCCTGACGACGTTGACGATTGGCCTCACGAGTATCTTGCGCCTCCATAGCTTTACGTTCTTTGTGCGCGTGAATCTGAGCGTTTAAATACTCAGTATGGGTCAAAGAACCCTTAGGAGCTCTAAACTTTTTATATACTTTTATATTTCTGCCCTGTTCATCACGGGTCTTTGTTTGATGCCAACCCTCATAGCTACGAGACTCTTTGTACTCTCCACTAGAAGGGTCGATACTCCAACGGGTTATCTTTCCGGCAGAACGAGTCATTTTGCTACCTGGAGGGCCAACTTTTGTTTTTTTAGTACTAGCCGAGTGTGCTTCAGTAACATGCCTATGGAAAGATGGCATATCTGAACCGCTATGTTTTACATAATCCATAATCTCTGTAGCGCTGTGATCCGGGAAATGTACACGAGCAAGTTCTTGAGCCATAGCTTCATGTGAGTAGGTATATTCGCTCATGCTTGGTACTGATACAGTAGCTTTAGGATTTTTTGCTTGAGCAGTTTCTCTATCAAGAGTTTGAGCAGCAAGAGCTGACTCACCAATCTTTGATGGAAGTTTTATTTTTCCTGATGCAATGCGTTTAGCAAGCTTTGCCGCAGCACGTTTGCGCTTGCGCTCGCCACTTGTAGAGCGACCAGCAATATCCATAGGACGGTACTCAGTAGTCTTTAATCCGCCAGGAAGTCTGCGCTTTGCTTTGCGTCTAGTTTCTTTAATGCTTCCTGCACTACGCATTTCGCGTGTTTCTGAATTAGTTGCTTCAATTTTTGGTGCGGAGGTAAGTACTTCTCTGGTCATAGGTACACCAGCAGCAGTAGTTACTGGAACATCTTTTTTCTTCTTTTTTACTGTAATTGGTTCTTTTTTTACACCTACTTTAGACCCAGCATAACCTCCGGAGAGTGCATCTGGAGCGCCGGCACCTTTACCAACGACCATAGCTCCGCCGAATTCAGCGCCACGATCTGGTTTTGCAGGTGGAGTTCCTGGGGCAGTTCCGCGTCCTGGAACAATGGCTGGGCCAGCTGCCTTATCTGCAGCAACGGCACGCATTGGTTTTCTCTTTGGACGTGGGCTAGAAGGCATTGGTGTTTCAGAGATTGAAGCTTCAAGCTCTGCTTTTCTGCTTGCAAACTTATCTTTCTTATATGCAGGTAGATCAGATAGGTTTTGTGCACCTAATTCTCTGTCTGCAGCTTTTCGTTCTCTTACTTCAGCAGCTTCTTTTAGGCGAACACCTTCGTTTTCTGCCCTAACTTCGTCAGCACTCTTATAACTACGGAAGTCGCTTTGTTTTCCTTCACGAGGATCAACAATACCTCTACGACTTGCTGGTTTATCAGCACTTGTTTTTTCTTTCTTTATGCCGCCAGTTTTTCCGCGAAGCTTGCTCTTAACAGGAGCTTTCTCGTCAGGAACATAGGTGTAGGTAGCCTTAGGGCTTGGTTTGCGCTTAGCCATTACATGCCGCCCTTCTTGTTACCATTAGAACTAGAAATATTTCCATTTGCCTTTGGTTTAGGAAGTGAAGGTTTCTTTGACTTTGTTGTCTTTTTAGTTTTAGGAGTAGTATCCATTTTTCCAGCACTATCTTCACGTTTTGCAACCATAGAATCATAAGCCTTATTAAGGCCAAGACCTTCGGCTTCCTTAATCTTTCCGCTAGTAACAGCCTCAGAAACTTCTTTTTTGGTTACATATGGTTTTCTACCGCTAGGGGTTTTTCCCGACTTCTTACCGGTATCTTTCATATCTGATGTAGAAGTATCTGGAGTAGATTCTGGGGTGTTAGTGGTAGTACCTTTTGTTTCAGGTTTAGCTCCGCTCTTGCCCTTAGTTCCTTTTTTATCTGAACCAGGCTTAGGAGTTGGAGGCGTATATGTTGGTTGAAACTCCATACCTTGACGCCCAAACCTCTTTACATTTTGGTCTTTAAGAGTAGGGATTAATTTCATCATCTCATCACGACCAATGCGATCAGCTGCAAGATTCATACTTGCTTCATTTGCGCGATCGTATTGCTTTAAAAGCATATTTCTTTTTCCGCTAATCGAATCGATTGCGAATTTACCGAGGCCAGCTAGAAGATTACCTGTTCTGCTGCCACCTGTAGCATCTGGGCCGAATCCACCTGAACGGAAGGGCTGTTTTGCCATTTATTCCTTCTTTCAAAATAACGGGGTAGCTTTTGCTCCCTTTTGTTTTAACGCCGTAGCATGTTTATTGTAATGGTGCATACAGAAGAATAAAGTCCCAAACGGCATAGAACAGCGAATCAGCGCCTTAGCGCTGCAGGAATCGCAGGTTTCAGGAAGCCGAGCCTCCGCCGTCTCCTCCTGCAGAAGATCCATCTGTGCCTGTGCCACTAGTGGAATCCTTTCCAAAATCGTTTTGAGCGGTTTCATTTGCTCCTCCGGGACCACCGTAGGGAGCCATAAAATTAGTTCCACCATACCAAAGATAGTAATATGGCAAAGCAGGAAGGGAAACGCCCGCAGTTACATATTTTCTTTTCTTGGGCGATTTAAATTGATGGTTCTTTTTATGCACAGATGGAGTATAGAGCTATCGTCTTTGTATGAAAGTGCGAACAGTCCCACCTGAATATACATCGTGCTTCTTAGCAATCTCGATAGACTTCCTAACCACTTTTTCGGCGGACTTAGGGTCAGTACATTTGTTGTAGTTTAAAGCCTCAAGTGCACCTAGAGCGTAATCTCCTCCAGAGCCGGCTACATAAAAGCCTCTAGCATCTCTATCCCAGGAGTAGTCTTCAAAGACGATGTACATAACACCGTGTACAGCAATGATGAATTCTGAGTCGTGAGAGGCGAACTCGCCTTCTTCTTTCATGTCATAGCCTGCATCCATGAATGTAAGACGCATTTGCGGGATGAATTGAACGCTCATCCATTCATCTAAGTTTTGATTAACGCGGGGTTTTGCTGGCTTCCAACCATAATGCATTAAGTTAGATCCGCGTCCTGCACCAGCACCAGCAATAAGAATGCCGTTGTTCTCAACAATTTTTGGGGTAGCGGTATCTAATAGTCGTCCGCTATCAAGTGATGCTCTGGATTCAGATCCGAGAACACACCATCCGTCGCCTTGCACACCTACTAACGTCGTCATCTACAGCCCTTTCGTCTTTGGCTATTATAGATGCCCGTCGCGTATGTTGACCCAAGAGACGAAAGCAGAAAGGACTTAATCACCATACCACGGGCTGTCGGCCCAACCGATAACCGACCTTAGCAGAAGTATATACCAAAACGGCGGGGAAAGGGGTGTAGCTACGCTATTTCGATAACCTTAGGCTTATGTTCCTCAGGGATGCGGCGCTCCAGGTCAATGAAGAGGATGCCGTCGACGAAGGAGGCTTTAGCGACCTCCACATAGTCAGCCAGGACGAATTCGCTCTTGAAGTCTCTCATGCCGATCCCGCGATGGACGAACTCGTCATCACGCTTCTCAGCCTTAGATCCCTCAATGGTTAGGACGTTATCCTTTAGCTGGATAGCGATCTCCTTCTTAGTGAAGCCGGCCACAGCCATCTCCACCGTATAGGTGTCCTCACCGTGCTTAACGATGTTGTATGGAGGATATGAAGACCCCCGACCCATAGATTCGCTCATACGAGCTAGGGTGTCGATTTGTCTCTCAAAGCCGACCATCCATGGCCAAGCAGTGAATGGTACGCAAGAATTTGCAGATTTGAATGAAGTGTTGAATGTAGGTATCACTTTAACTCCTTAAAGCAAGTTAGTTTAGGCATCCCCAAACGGCAGATGCGTACCCAGTATAAGGCCACTGCCCCCCGTTTTATTCCCCTGAAAATTTTTGAATTGTGTCTCAGATCACGAAATTTTACCTTTTGGGACCCCATAACCCCCCAATTTAAATTTTAGGGCCACTGCCTACTATTTAAATAGCTGCTAGTGGATCTCTCCTGGCTAGAAAATCGGACATTTCGGACTAAAGGTGCGGGGGGGACAAAACGGACATTTCAGACATTGACAGGTCGCTAGTAAAATAAGCGCGTCATTATGGCTCGGCTAGTAAGGTAGAGCCCGACACTAGGGCGGTAGCATGTCTATGCTACCGCATTTCTTGTTGCTTCCAATGTGATGGGTCGGTAGGGGGTGCGACTCCCCCTGCCGACACGCATTGGCAAATCGCCATGCCCGCAGTAATGCGGTATCACTAAGGAGATACCTATGTCATTCATTGACCTAGTTATTGAGAAAGCCAGCGAGCGGGGCACTAAGGGCACGGAGCGTGTCCTATTGTCCCTAACTGAACTCGCTGGGCAGGAGGGTCATAAGTGCCCTAACCCTGCCGACATCGTTGCTCTGCTACCACGCACGAGCAAGGACGAGCCAGAGGTTGAGCCTCTGGTGTTTGCCTACGCCCTCTACCTCATGGTGGAGTATGCGTTTGAGGTGGGAGAAGCCCGCCGATACGCCAACAACTTCCGTCAGGAGTTGGACAACCTCATGGTTGAGGGTAATGTATTGGTCACCAAGACCAACATCACTAAGGCAGACATTGAGCGTAAGACCTCGCTCAAAGATACAGCCATCGAGCGTAAGATCGAGGCGCTAACCAATAGCGTCAAGTCTTTCCGTAAGATGGTCGCTGATGGTCGCACTCTATCCGATGAGGACGAGTTGGCTATCGCAAACTTGGTGTCTGACCTACAGACACTAGTCACCCATACATCACGGGTGGAAGCACTAGTCTAATAGTTCTAGGCCACTACATCGTTAGCCGTGAGCTGTGTATCAGCACGGCCAGGCTAGCGGTGGGGGTGGCTCACTATTAGCAGGTATGAGTGGCTAACACTCCTATCGCTCACAGGCTCTAGTCTGTGGGCGGTGGAAGGGTTAGCGCCCTAGTCCATTGGATAGCACAAGAAGTAGCCCTACTGTGTGGGGTGTCAATCCCTCGATTACTAGCCAAGTATCACGCTAGTCGGTGGGGCTATCAACCTAGTGGATGACAAATGTTCTGCCTTCCTATAGTAGGTAAGGGGTGGGGAGTAATCCCCGCCCCTTATCTATGTCCTAGATGGTTAGCGGAAGGCTCATAGGCAAGAGCAGGAGGGTCTTGCTCGCACCAAATGACGAGATTAGTCTATGAGCCTCTCACTACCTATCTAATGTAGTAGATGGGAAGGTTATGAAACCCGACAAGATACAGCGTAAGACTCTATTGGTTAGTATCTATTACTACCAAGATGAGCCTATCACCTCTCTTGAGGACCCTAATGATGAGCAATGTAACTTTATGGACTTGCCCGATTATTTATTCCTCAACGATGCGATATACGACACCATGAAGAAGTACAACCCCGCTTCTGATGTCTTTGATGTAGCGATAGATGAGACCAAGCCTTGGATATTCTCTGTGGATAACAGGTTTGCCCGCTATTTCTTTCGCCTGCTTCGCAACAGGTAATCCCCTCCGTGCACGGACTGCACACCATAGTCCCGCCTTTCTCTATGGTGTGTGGCCTGCTCACGGCTCGTGGCAGGTATAAAAGGAGGTAGACCATGGCAATTATCGTTGCCAAACTAATGCTCATCAAGTGTGAGCAAGACCATACCAAGCATGAGGTTGAGAAGTTCTCATATGTAAAGAGAGAACCCCTTCGTTCTTGCGCTTTCTGCGTTGATTGGGTAGAAGGCATGAGTGACTGGGAGATCAACCTTATCCGTGACACATGGCCTGACTTCAATCTTTCAGAGAAGCACTTGATGGCTGCCAATCTACGCAACATGGCACTTAGTGCTGTAAGGTAATGACAAATCAGTTCCCCGCAATTTCCCCTCGCAAAGCTATGTCTCTGTGAG